ATGAGCGACATCCCCCAACTCTGCTGGACCGACGGCGACGGCCCCCACAGCGCCCGCTGGCGCTCGGAAAACGGCAGCCCGCCGCCCAAGAAGGTGCAGCTCGCCGACGACACCCTGAACGCCGACGCCGCCTACCGGCTGACCTGCGAGGGCACCGCCCTGCTCTGGCGCGGCGACTTCCACAACGCCCGGCAGTTGCTCCAGGCCCTGGCCCGGCGCGCCGACAAGCCCAGCCCGGCGGCGCGCAAGATGAGAGGGGCTGAGATAAATAAAGGGGAAGCGGCGAGATAAATCCGGGAAGAATCCGGATGATCCGGGAAGTGCTGGGATGGCCGCCGCAAAAACCTTGCAGTATTGGAAATAAGAACGGCCGACGTCTCGAAGCGCGTTCCAAGGCGCTAGTTTAACCGGCCGCCTTGCTCAGGTAGCGGCTGACCGCGCTGAGGATGTGCTCTTCGCCGCTGGCCGTGATCACCAGGAACGGGCGAGCCGGGATATTGGAGCCGGGATGCTGGACCCGTTTGACGTATCGGCCACCGAAAGCCAGGGCTTTCTTGTGCCTCGGGGCGATCACGTGGGGGCTGGTCTTGCCGCCGAACTGGTGGATCGCCGCATAGACCTTATTGGTGCCGACCCAGGCGCTGTTCGCATCACTCCCTGGTTCGATAGAGGCAGCGAGCTGGCCACTGTCCTGGAGGATTTTCCCGCCGATGCGGCGCTTGGCTACTGGCGGTTTCAGCCCCAACCACCTGGGCCGCCCCTGCTGGGCGAAGTTCTCCTCCACCTCATGGTGCATGATGCCGGCGATCTCCCTCATGACCGGCGCCAGATTGGCCGCAGACCTGCCAAGCCGTGCAAGAGCTTCGGCGATCTGGGGGCTATTTTCCCGGATTTCGATCATGGTATTGCTTGACCAGGTCGGGGGCGTACTTGGATAGATCGGGTTGCCAGGCTGCCTTGCCCGGGTTGTAGCTCCAGCCGGGATCGGGAGCCACGTACCTCTGCGGAGCGTACTCGAATCGGGTCACCTCAGCCGTTGGGGCATCGGTCCGCGCCGACGTCGGCACCTGGATCTGCGAGAGGCGCCCTTTCGAGCTGGAAAGATCGAGGCCGCGTTCCTTGAGATTGTCACCGTCCAGGGCGCGCACCCGGCAGCGGCAGTTGTAGCCGTTGGGCGGATAGAAGCTCTCCCAAAAGGGATCGTCGGCCCGAAACACCAGGCCGTTCATGGCGGCGTGAGTTGGGCGGGTTCGGCGGTCCATCACGGCGGTGTATTGCCAGTACGGCCGCGCCTCGACGTTCTCCATGAACGCCTTGTAGCGACCGGCCATGTAGGCCGTCTGCAGGTTGGTCTGGTAGATGGTCTTCAGCCGCCAGGGGGTGAGCCCCTTGCCTTTCACTTCCCCCGTGCGGGTATCCACCTGGGCGTCGCGCCCCCACCAGCCCCGGCGCTGCAGGGTTGGAATGAGAGCCTTCTCGAAGTCGGAATAGGTCTGGCCGGTGGCCAGGGCCTTGTCGACCGCCTGACGGATGTCCTGCAGCATGTCCATCTTCATGACGCCGGCGACGGTGAAGGCTTTGGCCTGGGCCGCCTGCCACACGTCGAGCCAACTCCAGGAGATGGCGTAACCCTTCTGCCGGAAGTATTCGATGGCCTTCTCGGGCGGCAACTGGAGGGCATACAGGAGGTCGATGTTGGAGGGATCGGTGGTGGCCATCTATGCCTCCGCCTCGGCCGACAGCCGGCCCCAAATCTCGGCCACGAAGATGGCACGGGCCAGCATCTCCTCCAGGAAAGCCGTGTCCATCTCAGGATAAACGTCGGCGATGCGGGCCATCGCTTCCTGGGGATCGCCCCCCTTCTGGATGTACTGGACCACGGGCTTGAGCGCCTTTTCCATCGCAGCCTGGGCCTGGTCGGCCGGTAGGCCGTCAATGGCGGCATCGAGGGCCTGTTGATCGGCGAAGGACTCGCCGCCCTCGGCAAAGTCGGCCGGCGGTGGAAGGATCGGCTTCTGGCCCGAGGCCGGCACCACCTCCCACTTGCCGCCGTAGTCCTCCTGGATCTGCTCAAGGGTCGGCCGGAAGCCGATGCCGTGGATGTTCTTGTCCCGCTCGCTGCGGGCCTTCAGATCCTCGGGGCGTTTGACCTGGCGCCAGATCTTCGGCGGCCGGGCCCCGGGGCAGTTGTAGGCGGTCAGCCAGGGCGACAGGGTTGCGTTGAGGGTTGCCGAGAGCAGGTCCGCATCGGCCTGAACCAGCTCCAGGCGTACCTCCTCCCGGGCAACGGCCGCCGAGGCCAGGGCGCCACCGCTGCCCTTGGAGGTTGGCGACTCGCCCAGCACGGCGAAAGTCATCTCCTCGTCCATGTAGCGACAGAACTGCTCGTAGCTCACCGTGCCGCTGCGCTGGGCCTCCAGGTACTCGATGATCATCCCTTCCGGAATCGTCACGCCGGCATCCTGAGCGATGGCGCCCAGGGCCGACAGGAGCTTGCTCTTGTCGCTTTCGGTCGTACCGTTGGGGTATTTCCCCACTGCGGTCGGACTGCCAAACTTGTCCAGAAAGGTCAGCCAGAAGGTGATGTCCTGGCGCTTGAAGAAGGCCGGCCAAAACAGCCGGGAGCCCAGGCCGTGGCCGTAGGGACTGCCGTCCTTGGCGCCAAAGCTATGGACGATGAACTTGCGGGCCGGCACCGGATCGCCGGGGATCAGGTTCTGGAAGGTCTTGAGGCGCAGCTTGTAGTCCACGTCGAAGTTGAACCGCCGCTGGTCCCGGGAGCGCACCTCCCGCACCACCACCTCGCTACCGTCCCGGCCCCACATGATCTCGCCCACGGCAAAGCCCTTGAGCAAGGCGTCCAGCAGGTTGTAGCAGACCAGATCGAAGTTGCTGGCCACCACCACCTGATCGCCGGGGGTGTCGAGAGCGGGCACGCCGATGTTGGCGAGCTGGGCCCGCACCATGTCGGCGGCCTGCACGTCCCGCGGATCTTCCGATGCGGGATCGACCTGCCAGGGCCGGGCTACCACCGCCAGCTTGCGCTTCTGCAGCAGGCCATAGGCGTGGCAGTCGCGCTCGATGTCGTCGTAGATCTTGTAGCTGATGCTGGCGCCACGGGTCAGCAGGGTATCGTCCTGCACCCGCAGGATGCCCATGAACGACGGGAAGGTGATGTCCTTCTGGACGGTGGCGACTTCCTGTCGCAGGTCGGTCGGTAGGGTTTCGGCCATGGGTTATCCCAGGTAGTCGGCGTACTGGGCAGAAGCGCGGATCTGGCCCAGGGCTTGGAATTCGATAGGAGCCGGTTCCATCTCGAACACGGCGTGGGTGGCCAGCGCCAGGGCAATGGCGGTATCGCCGTGGCGGTCGCGACCGTCGCTGCCACGCCCCCGGGTGCTGTCGGGCACCTTGGCCACGCCCTTCTCCATGCGGATGGCGCGCAGGTCGGCCAGGACGTCGGCGTCCTTGGGTAGCTGCAGGGTACGGTCCTCGATGGCGGCCTTGAACTGGGGCATGTTGTCCCGGTACCACTCAGTGGAGAGCATCACCTGGGCAATGCGGCTGGCGCCGAACTCCTGCATGGCCACCTCGGCCAGATACTGGCCGTTGCCTCGGGCATCCATCGCCCCGGCGCGAAAGCGCGGCAGCCGACGCACCAGGTAGAAGAGGATCTGCTTCTGCTGCTCGAAGGGAATGTTGCGCAGCTCGACCACGAACGGAGTGACCAGGCCGAGGGCCTGGGTCTGGGCCAGAGGCCAGATGGCGGTCAAGTCGCCGGAGCGGGCGAAGTCCTCGCCGAAGAAGTGGTCCTGCTCGGGATCGAGCCGGAGCAGCAGCGGCAGCAGCTTCTCGTCGCACCAGTCCTTGATCTCGCCTTCTCGAAGATGGGCGGCCAGCAGGGAGAAGCCGTCGGGCTGCGCCAGGCGCAGCACCGGGATGCCTTCCGCCATGCACGCCTCGATCTGGGCCCGGGTCAGGTAAGCGCCGCTGCCGGAGCTGGGGATTACGTCTAGTTCCTCGGCCGCGTGGTCGCCGTAGAAGGCGTACATCTCGGCCACCCAGGCCGCCTCGGCCTCGGGCGTCCACTCCCGGCCGGTGGAGAGGCAGATGCGCTTGAAGAGGCCCTGGGCGACGGCCGCCTTGAACTCGATGCGGTGCAGGCTGTAGGGCACCTTTTTGGCCCGGCAGTCCAGTACCAGCTCGTTGAACGGGTTGGCATCCCCGTCGTGGGTGCTGACGATGCGGACCTTGCCGCCCCACATGAGCAGCGCCATGGCTGCCTTGATCAGGCCCTGCAGGTCGTCGTGGAAGGCGGCCTCGTCGATCACGACGCGGCCCTGCTTGCCCCGGAGGTTGGACGGGCGGCTGGAGAGCGCGGTAACGCGAAATCCGGAAGCGAACTTGATGACAAAGGTCAGGATGTCCTTGTCTTCGTCCTTGATGACTTCTTCCTCCATCTCGCCGGCGGCGAGCTGGTAGTGCTTGGCCCAGAAGCCGACGTCGCGGATGAACTCCTTGGCCATGTCCTGGTTGTAGCCGATGTACCAGGTGTCATCACCGCCGGCGCTGCGGTCGGCGGCACCAGTCAAGGCGGCATCAGCCGCCTCGGCCCAGGACAGGCCGACCCGCCGCGACTTCTCGCAGACCTTGACGGCCGCCCGGTCGGCGATCCAGTCCTGCTGGTACGGGAGGAGGACAGTCGGGGCCATCATTCCATCTGTCCTTCGACAGCGATGCGAATGCAGGCTGCTTCTCCGGCGCTGTGGCCGTAGCAATCCAGCCAAGCCTTAGTCGTTACCGGGGCTTCGCTGCGCTCAAAACCGACGATCACACCGTGGATACGGTGTTTTTTTCCATAGCCGAGGCTGAGCACAACTTCCCGCCCAACAGAGCAGGTTTTCTCATTCCAGCGTGTCCCATAGCGCCGGAATTCGGTGTTTTTTTCTCCTGCTTGGAAGGCAAGAAAGAATTCACGTTTGAGGGGGATGAATAGCGGCTTCTGGTCCATGGCTTAACCTGCGATCCCCAGAATTTCCCGGCGGATGGTGTCCACCGCCTCGGCACTGAGGCCGCCCTTCTTGGCGACCTGGGTGACGGCCTCGGCCGCCGTCCGGGCCTTTTCCCGGACTTCAGCCAGCCATTTCTTCTGGCCGACGGTGGCCCGGGACAGCTCGGCGATGGCCTTGGCGGCGCTGGCGATGTTCAGCGGCTTCTTGGGATCGACCTGGAAGTCGAGCATCACCTGGAACAGCTTCTCCTGCACCAGGCGCATCAGCGCCTCGGAAACTGCACCTTCCTCATCCGGCGCAGCATCGACGATGGCCTTGGCCTGCTGGCTGGCCAGCTTGAGGGTGGCCAGGCGCTCCTCGAACTGCGATCCGTAACGGTGGATGCTGCTCTTGCCGATGTCGAAGCCACGCTTCTTCAGTTCGGCGGCCAGCTGCTCGTAGCCGCTGAAGTTACCTTCCACCAGGGCCGCATCGAGCCACGCCTTCACCGCCGGCGGCAACCCCTCGATCTTCGAGCGCTTGGCCATGGGTCAGGAAGCCCAGTATTTATGCGGACGGGCAATGCCCGGGTCGCAGTCGACGGTGTATTCCGCCACGTCGGTGCCAAACCGGGTCAGGTCCGCCAGCCAGCGCCCAGCCGGGTCTTTCTTCAGCTCGACAAGATCCCGGTCGGCCAGGTAATCCAGCTCCCGGCGCAGTTCCAGGGGCGAGGCATCCGCATAGGTGCTCTGGATCACGGCTAGCACCGTCTCTTCCCAGGCCCCGATGGGACGGGCGTTATTGAGGGTCAGCAGGATCTGCCAGCGGATCGACTCCCGCCGCACCTTGACCAGATCAACCATGGGTGGCTCCCTTCAGTTGCACCACTTCGAGCTTGTTGTAGAGGGCATCGAGCTTGGCCTCGATGACGGATTGGCCGCGGATGTAGTCATCTCGGCGCACGTAATAGATAGGCAATTCGGCCTTCCATTCGAGGAAGTCCCGCTCCAGGGCGGCGACCTGTTCGGCGGTGCGCTTGCCCTCTTCGGCATAGGTATCGATGGCCTCCCGCAGCGCCTTGGCCCCAGTCTCGCGGGCCTGCTCCTGGGCCTTGAATCTTTCTTCCAGGCGCTTATCGATCTGGGCCCCCAGTACTTTGGCAAAACCGAAGATGCAGGCCAGGAAGGTGAGGAGCAGGCCGATCAGGAAGGTCAGCAACGTCCACAGGTCAACCTGCATCGTCATCGGGCAGCCCTCCGCAGGCCATGCTCCAGCTCCTGCTGGCAGGCCACGCAGGTCTGCACGCCAGGCAGCGCCCGGCGCCGGGCTTCGGGAATCGCTTTCTCGCAGACCTGGCAATGCTCGGCCGAGTCCGCAATGCTCTTGTCGGAAAGCCCGGCGCGGCGGGCTTGGTCGCGCAGCGCATCAGCGAGCAGCTCTGCTTCGCGCTCTTGGGCGCTGTCGAATACGTCGGTCACATCGATTCTTTCTCAGTGACCTTCAACCAGTCGATCAACCCCTGGTGCCGATCCCGGCACTGGTGATACACCTTCGCCACCGCGACGTGGTTCGCCAGCAGATCCGTCAGGCTTCCACTCCCCGGCTGCGGCAGCGGCGGGCAAGGCGCCATCCTCGCCGCCGGCGGTGCCAGCGTCGGCGCCATCGTTCGCGGCCCGCCAGAGGCGCAGGCCGTCAGGGTCAAGGCCGCACTGGCTGCCAGGGCCAGCAAGATGCTTCTGCGCATAGGTGACAACTCCCTTTTGAATGGTGTTGAAAGCGGCCTCGGTCTTGGCAGCCCGAGCCTCCGACTGCTGCTCCACCACCTGGCCGGCGGCGGCTGCCTGGTCGTGTTTCTCGACAGCGACCTCCAGGGCCTTTCCCTGCTCGGCCTGGTTGGCGGTTTGCTCGTTGGATTTGCCGATGAAGTAGCCGGCGACGAAGAGGACCAGCCCGGCCAGAACTGCAATCAGGATCGATGTGGCTTTGCTCATTTCAGGCTGACCCCCTGGGCGGTGAGCAGGCGCAGCACGGCATTGCCACCGGCCAGGAACACCATCCCCCAGCCATACACGCTGCCGGGCACATAGGGCTGGATCAGATGGGCATTGGCCTCGATGGCCGCAAGGGCCGCGACGACGGCGTTGAAGCGGATCGTCCGGCTCCGCCACCAGGGCTTGGGTTCACGCGAGCGCATTGGCGGCCTCCGGGGTCAGAAAAAGAGCTTGTTCATCGCCCCGGCGCGTGACCAGTCCGGCCAGTTTCTTGCCTTCGGAGTAGATCCAGCGGCCGAATTGCTCGGCCGCGCCAGCAATGTCGCCAGCCTTCAACTTCCGGAAGAGCGTGGAGGTCTCGAAGGCGCTCAGGCCGACGTTGAAAGCGAAGCTCACCAGGGCATCGAACTGGTTCTGGTTGAGGCCCGGGAGGACGGCATTCAGGTAGGTCTCGACGGCGCCAACGTCGGTGGCCAGGATGGCTTCCGCCTTGGCCAGGGTGATCCCGTTCGTGTAGAGCGACCGTGCAAGAGCCTTGTCGGCCGACCCTCTGAGAATGCGTCCATTGAAGCGGATGGCGTGCCCCCAGCCGATGGTCCAGATGCCCACCGGGTCCATGTAGGGGTCGAAGTTCGGCGTGCTCGGGTCGCCGTCGCGGATGCCCTCATGGCGCTTGATCAGCGCGAGGCAGCGCGGGGATGCGGTTTTGCGTTGGGTAGCCATGCCCGCAGGCTACGCGCGCGCGGGAGTGCGAATAAGGCGGAAAGGCTTCCGGAAAAAGGGAAAGGGCGCCGAAGCGCCCTATCTCGTAGTCATTCTCTGAAGCGGTTGGCCGATTACGAATTCGGCTTATCCAGCTTTTTCTTCACCAGCCCTTTTTTCTCATCGAACCAGACGGTGTATTTGCGCCCGTCATCATCGCCGACGAATTGCTCCAGCTCACCGTTGATGGCGTCTTCCAGGATCATCCAGCCAATGACCCCAGGCTGGACGCGCAGTCGCTCGGTCGACATATGGCGGCCCTGAAAAAAGACCATGCTCTTCATGAACTCGCAGGGATTCGTGCATTCGGCGACGGCATAAGCGCCAGGCGCGGCAGCGTTCTTGAGGAAGACCTGGTACTTGCCATCCAGCCGCCCGGCGTATCGGGCCATCATGAGCGAACTGGCCGCCTGCCCCTTGTTGCGCTCATCGACAGAAACCTTGCGCTCATAGCCGTATTCGTACCCATCCTTGAGCGAGTAGTTGTGGGTCTTTACCGGCGGGGCCGGCTCGGCAGGCTGCTGCTGGGGCGGCGCCTGCTCCCCGCAGCCCACCACAACAAGCGCCAGCATCACGACAAACAGATTCCGCATACGTCCCCCTGTAAAAGCCATAACCTTAGAACAGCCCTACCTGCCTGTCATCCTCTTCGGGGCCCAGGATGTTGCGGATTTGGCGCTCGGTCAGACCGAACTCCACGGCCAGGCGCGCATGGGTCGTGCCGCCGGAGCGCTTGGCGCGGATCTGCTTGTCCCGGGCGGCCTTCACCGCGATGTCTCCCTTGGGCAAGTCGAAGTGCTCCAGGCCGCCATAAGAAGCCACCAGCTTGGCCGCCGCCTCATGGCCCACGTACTTGACGATGGGGTGGTCCGGATCAAAGCGCTTGGGCACGTACAGGCGTGTGCCCCCATAAGCCCGCACCAGCGCCAGAGTGGCGGGCAGGCCGACCAGGGCGGCGATCTCCTGCAGAACGCCGGGCAAGTAGCGGGACTCGACCTCGGTGTTCACTTCGCCGCTCCAGACTCGCGCAGCTGGGCGGTGATCAGCCGCAGGGTTTCCAGGCACTGATACCACTTCCAGGGGTTGGTGAGACGGCCCATAGCCTCGGCCGCATTGAGCGCCCATGCCCCAGTCAGCCCGCGTTGATCGAGCAGCGCATGCAGCTCACCCGAGGCAACGGCCAGCATGGCTTTCTTCTTGCGATCCAGGGCAGCGATCACCCCGACGAGATCCCTATCAGGCACCCAGGCCAGCCGCTCGATGCCCCCCTTACGGCGGGTCTGCTGCCGGGCGATGGCGTCGGCGTAGGACCAGGGCAGCTGCATGTCCGCTAGCAGGGCCTCCACCTTCTTCAGCAGTTCGACCCGATCCAGGTTGTGAGGCTGACCAGGCTGGTGGCCTAGCTTGGCCTGGCCGGGCTTACCGGCGCCGAGTCGGGACAAATGGTCCAGCACCCTGTCGCAGGCCGCCAAGGTCAGCTCGGTGGTGGAACGCACGCCAGCCACGCCAGCGAGCATGTCGCGGCGGGTGGAGTCGTCCATGCCGAGCTGGCGGGCGGCAGCGTGTACGGCACGGCGCCGGGCGGCGAGGCGTGGGCTGGAAGTAGTGGTAGCGGCCATTCCGTCACTCCAGGGCCAAGGGGGATGCCGTGCCGCCGATGCCATGATTCAGCTGTGCATTGCGCCCGGAGCGGCTACCGGCGTCATAGTCGTCGTATTCGTGGTCGCGGAGCTTGCGGCCGTCGTTACGGTTGCGGGGTTTCAGATTGCTCAGGTTCGGGTGGTGCTTGGCCATGTAGGCGTCAATGGCGGCGGCCCGCTGGTCATTCCCTGAAAACGCTGCAATCGTGCCGACCACAGACCGCACCCAGCCTTCGCTGAACAGATCGGCGCGGCGCGTCTTTGTAGCCACCTTGCAGCGTTTGAGCTTGGCCTTGATGTGCTCTTCCCGTGATCGCTTGGCCTGACGGTGCAGCACCGTAAAGGCATAGTGGGCAACCTCCGGGGCCGCACCGCAGCCGATGAAGCACCACTCCCCCTTTTCATCCCAGAAGTAGCCATTGGAGAAGATCACTCGACAACCGAAGGCTTCACCGACCTTCGCCGCCAGCATGGTTTCCCAGTTAGCGGGATTGGATTTGGCCCCGGCCTTTGCCCGGCACTCTTCGGCCTCGGCGGCCTGGATGTCCAGGTCGGTGATGCCGTGAGCCTCCATCAGCTTGCGGGCTTGGCGCAGAGCGGCCTCGGCTTCGTGCTCGTTGCTGCTGGCGGACAGGGCCAGGCACTTCTTGATCTTGTCCAGGATTTTGGCGTTGTCGCTCATGATCACTCCATAATCATGTGGCGAAAGGCAGCCACTTCATCGTCGATGTCTCGATCAGCGGAAATTACGATGATTGCGACTGTGCGTCCGTTGTTCATCCCCAGTTCGACGGAGTCGAACTGGTCATCGGTCTGACGCTCACCATCATCAACAAGATCTTTCAGCGTCATCGTGGGCCACTGGCCAATTCTGTGCAGAAGCCCCATGTCACACCGCCGCGATGTCGAGGGGGATCGGGGCGTACTGGTCGGTGTCGCCAACCTGCTCATAAACCCGGATGTAGGACTTGCTGCCGGTGACCTGCACCGCCTCGCCGATGGCCGTCATGGCCTTGTTCCAGCGCTCGTCGTCGATGGCGATGCGGCGCAGGCCGAGCACTCGGCCGGTGTTGATGTTCCCTTCCTTGTCGACTTGAAATGCGTCATGGACCAGGGCCTGGATTTGCGGGCTGGACCCTTTGCTCCAGTCGGTGATGCACTCGTCGATCAGTGCCTTGGCGGCCTGGAGGCGCTCGTCGAAGGTAAGGCGCTCGGAGATGGCCCGCACGACCTTGTAGCGGCCGTCGAAACTGACCAGGGTGACGTTGCCCTTCTGGCCGCCGACCTTGGCGCCGTACTGCTCGGCGCTCAGCTCGATGAATGCGGCAACATCGCCGAAGACACCCGCCTTGAAGGCGGCGATCTGCTCGCGGAGGGCGCGGGCCTTGGCGACGATGTCGGCCACCAGCTTGTCGCGCTCGATGTCGATGGGCCGGATAGTTTCGATGGGCACCAGGCGCCCCTGGTTGTCCTTCATGTACTTGTCGTTGGTCATGCTGGCTGTCCTTTCTTGATTCGGTTCATCATTTCGCGGGCTTCGTGGCTGGGGGCGGAACGCTGCGGCGGCTCCCGGGGCTTGGCCTCGCCGGTCATGGCTTCACCGACCTGGGTGAAGTCGCCGGACTGGCGATCCACGCTGTAGGGGTTGCGGCGGTCGGCCTCTCGGGCCGCTTCGCTACGCCCCTCGGCCCGGTCGGCGATACCGACGACGATGCGCTTGAGGTAGTTGTGGCCGGAGAGCGGCAGCTGTAGCTTGTCCCGGGTGGCAAGCATGTGTTCCATGGCATCCACCCAGTAGCTCACCGGCGTCACCCACGCCCGGCCCCGGTCCTCGATGCGCCCCGGGGCGATCAGGGCGGCCAACTCGCTCAGGCGGCTGGCCACCGCGTCGAAGCGCATCACCTGCTTGGCCGGGGCGAACAGGCCCACGTAGCGCACCGCGGCGCTGGCCAGGGTGGCCATGGCCGGGTGCAGCTCGGCGAGCGCCAGGAGAGCGTCCCGGGCCCCCTGGTGCCCCATCACCACGTCCAGGCTCATGCGGGCATTGCAGGCCGGGCAGCAGACGGTGGGAAGGCCGCTCATCTGTCAAAACTCCGGCCGGCTGGAAACGGCGAAGGCATGGCGCCAGGTGTAGCGCAGGGCCCGCACGTAGCGCCGGGCTTTGAGGCACCGGCCAATGAAGGTGATGAACGGCAGCCTCATTGCAGTTCCTCCCACTGGATTTGCACGTCGTAGCGGCGGGCGGCGTAGCGCCGCTTGAGCAGGCCGCCATGGTTCGTCTGGCCGATGTCGGCCACGTCGTCGAGCTTGATGTGCAGCTGGGGGCTGGGGGCCACATGGATCACCGGCCCGGTGCGCAGGATCGCTACGGCCAGCACGGGCATGCCCAGGCCGGTCAGCCAGACGATGGCGCGGCGTACGTCATCCAGCGCGGCGGCGTAGCGGTCGTTGCCTTCCTGGTGCAGGCAGCGGCGTTCGGCTTGGGATACGGGGCGAAGGGCAGGATTGCGCGGCATGTCACACCCCCTTCACAACGTCGGCGTTCACAACCGGCACCCCGAGCTGGGCGGCCAGGTTCATGCAGGCCGCCAGCAGGTTGCCCACCGCCAGCGGGTACAGCAGGGACACCGTCTCCGGCCGGTCCCGCCGTGTGGTGGTATGGCTCAGCTTGGCGCGCAGGGCATCGATGCCGCTGGCGTCGATCACCTCGCCCACCGGCTTGCCCAAGCGCTCGAACTTGAATTTCAGGTATTCCTCCAGGCGGCTGCCCTCCAGGGGGGCCAGCTCCACCATCTCGCAGCGCTGCACCACTTCACGCACCGCCGCATCGCGCTCGGAGAGCTTGGCCTTCAGCTCCGGTTGGCCGATCAGGATGATCGACAGCAGCTTCTTGAAGCCCAGTTCCAGCTCGAAGAAGCGCTTCAGGTGCTTGATGGTCGGGATGGGCAGCGCGTTGGCCTCGTCGATCACCAGGCAGTGGCGGTACCCGGCGGCGTGGCTCTCCTTGAGCGCCTTGTGCAGCTGGGCGAAGCGCGCCTCCGGGCTGCTCTTGGGCTTTTCCAGGGGTGCCACTGCTGCCATCAACGCCTCGGCGATGTGGGTAGCCTTGAGGGTCTTGCCCTTCTGGTCGTTGTCCTCCATGCCCAGCACGTAGGGCTTGATCAGCAGGATCGGCTGGTTCTCCCGAGCGATCCGGTCTTCCAGGTCGCGCATCAGGGTCGTCTTGCCGGCACCGCTCTCGGCCACCACCGCCAGCAGGCCACCGTGCTTGGCGGTCTGCAGCATGGCTTCGCGGACGTAGCGGATGTCCGGGCTCACGTACATGTCATCCGCGGACTGGATGGCATCGTCGGCAAAGGGGTCGCGGAACATCCCGAAGTGCTTGCGGGTGTGGGGGAACAGGGTCTGTTTACGCAGTAACATGGAGTCCTCCTGGTTGATTTCTTCAGCGGTTTTCGACGGGGAGACCGAGCGGGCCGCGTTGGCGCGCGGCTCGCTCACTTCTTCAAAGACACCGGACAAGTCGGCCTTCTTGGCGCCATTGGCTTCCAGGAAGTCGAGAATCCGCTCCTTCAAGTCCAACTCGTCCAGGCTCCGGGGCCATTCGCCGTGGTTCACGATCTGGGCCACGGTCGCCGGCGACAGCCCCAGCGCCTTGGCCAAGGCCGCTTGCTTGAGGGCGTTGGCCTCCAGCACCTTCTTCAGCTTCAACATCACTCACCTCCTGCCGCTGCCCGTACCACCTGCAGCGGCCGTTGCATGCCCCCGCGGGGGCCGGAAAGCTCGGCGGCAATCGCGTCGAGCTGATCTTCAGGAACGCCTTCCGGGTAGCGCTGCTGCAGCCAACCGAAGCGGTCGGCCGTCCACTCCCCGCCGGCAGCCTCCACCCGGGCCTTGAGCTGCTTGGCGGCCTCGACGTGGGAGAGCGGCGGCAGCTCCACTCGTGGCGCCACCAGCCCGTGGGCCGTGCCACGGCGCGGCAGGAAGGCCGGCAAGGTGGCGTCGTCGATGTGCTTGTAGGGGTTGAACTGGCCGCCGAGCGGCAGAGCCTTGGCTTTTCGGGCCGCCTCGGCATCGGCCTGGCTGCTGGTGCCGGTGACCAATTGCTCGATTTCCTTCTGGGCCGTCTGCGCCGGGGTATCGGCATGGCGCTTGTAGCGCTCGCCGATGGTGGCGGCGTCGGTGCTGAAGCCGAATTCGGTCTTCTCCACCTCGTGGACGACATGGAAGACTTCGTTCCCGTCCTCGCCCACCAGCACCACCTGGGCCGCGTCGTCGCGCCAGGGGTTGCGGGTGACCATCACCTTCTCGCCGACCATCACGCCCGGCACGGTGGAAACGTCGTACTCGCGGCCCTGGAAAGACACACGCAGCTTCGGGGTGACCTTGCGGCTTTCCGGCTCGGCCACCGCCAGCTCGCGGCACACCGCCACCGAAGGGGCCTTGATCAGCTGGTGGGGGGCGATGGTCATCCACACCTGGCTGCGCGCCTTGCCATGACGGCGGTGGATCTCGGTGGCGTTGAAGTTCTCGCGCCAGGCCCGGGCCAAGCTGTTCAGCTCCTCCAGACCGGACACCGGCCTAAACTTCAGGCCCGGCTCAAACTTGGTTTCCACCAGGTTGTTGGCGTTCTCCACCTGGCCCTTGGCCCGGGCGTTGCCCACCTTGTTGATCACCAGGGCAATGCCCAGGGCCCGGCACAGGTTGCGGAACAGGGCGCCGGTCATGGCTGCGCCGGGGTCGGTCATGATCATCGACGGGCAGCCGTGCATCATGTCGGCGCCACCGCGCTCCTGCATGGCGTTGATGAACACCGAGCACAGGTTCTCGCCGGACTCCGCGCCGAGCACATACTCGACGTACACCCAGCCGCTGGCGTGGTCGGTGACCACGTAGCGCCACACCCGGTTGGCCGACACCCGCTCCAGGTTGCCCGGCTTGTTCTTGTAGTAGACGCTCCCATCCAGACCCTGCAGGCCCTGGTGGCCCCGGCCCTTGTTGCCATTGGCCAGGTAGTACAGGGTGCACAGCGAGGCATCGATCTGCCACACGTGGTTGGGGTGCTTACTCGCCAGTTCAGTCACCGGCGCCGGCGCCAGCAGCTGGTCCGGGTGCAGACCATAGCCGCGCAAAGCACGGTGAATCGTGCTCTCAGAGAGCGGCCGCAGCTCGCCGCTGTCCTTGTCCAGGAACTCGGCCCGGATCATCCCGTTGGCGCGCAATGCCGTGACTGCATCCGCCACCCCGTACAAGCGCTTGTCGTTCTTTCGGGTGGATTCCATCAGCGTGGCCGAGATCAGCTTGGCTTCGTCGAGGGTCAGGGCACTCTGGCCGGCATCGGAACGGCGTTTGCGTGGCGCCATGACGGCCACCTCCTTCATCTTGCGTGCCAGGGTGGCCCGGGAGAACCCCAGTTCCTGGCACGCGGCGTCTAAAATGGCGCCCTTGCCGCCGTGCCCGGCTTGCCGGGCCGCCAGGGCGACGGCCACCAGTCGTTCGGTCAGCGCGGCGCTCATGCTCAGGCGTCCGCCGTTTCCGCAGCGGGCACCATGCGGCCATCGGCGTCACGCTTCCAGCCTGCTGCCGCCATGTCCTCCGCCACCCGGGCCGCCGCCGCTTCCGAGGCGCCGGGGCGCAGCCATTCCGGAGTGGCATCGCCATCGGGGGCACGCTTCACGTCGAACTCGCTGCGCAGCTGGCGCAGGGTCAGCTCCAGCTGGCAGATCAGCCCGGCGGTGAACTCGCCGTGGTCAATCCCGTGGGCTTCGGTATGGTCCGCCAGCGCCTGCAGCCCGGCGTACAGGGCGCGGATGCCCACCTCGGCCTGGGCCGCCAGCAGCGTCACTTCCTTGCGGATTTCCTCACCCACCTCGGCGGGCGGCTGGGCCTTCACCCGCGTCGTGGCCTTGGCCACCTTCTCGGTGAGCTGGTCGATCTTGGCGGTCTTGTCCGCCAGCACCTGGGCTCGGGCTTCCAGGTTGGCCTCGGCCTCCTCGGCGCGCTGGGTCAGCGCCTCCTTTTCCCTGGCGTGCTTGGCGATCAGGTCTTCGGCCAGCTCCAGGAAGGAGTCCTTGTCGCCGGCCTTGGCCACCTCGATCAGGGCAGTCTTCTGATCGTCCGGCAGGCGGCGGAACTGGCGCAGTTCGCGGTAACCGATGCCCATGCGGGACATGCTTTCGAGGGCTTCTTCGCCGAGTGCCTTGAGGTTCGCAATGTTGTCATTCGCATGTTGAGGGGTGATTTTCATCAGCCCACAGAACTCATCCCATGTGCCAGAAAACTGAATACCGTTTTCACTCTTCCTCCCGCTAAGTGCCCGATAAAGCTTGTTTTCCTTAACGAAAGCCAGTTTCGAAGTGAAAACCGTCTTCGAAAATTGCGAGAAAGCATCCGCCATCTGCGCCTGTCCCAGGAGCTGGTTCAGCAGATCGCGTTCTTCAGCCATGCCGCCCGCGAGTTCCTGGGCGCGATTCACGGCGGCCTCCTGGGCCGCCATGTCCGGCGGCGTGGCGCCGGCGAAGTCGGGGCCAACGGGGTCAGCGGTGGGGGTGAGGGCTTTGCGTCCCATGGGGTCTCCTTAGAGGGGTGAGCGGGTGTAGCGCTGGTCGATTTCATCGACCCGGGCGCGCAGGCGGGTCATTTCCACGTCGTGGGCCCGGGCCAGCTGGATCAGCTTGGGGGTCAGGCGCCAGAACTCTTCCCGGCCGGGGATGCGTTCGGCCACGCCTTCCTCGGCCAGCATCTCCAGGTCGCGCAGGGCCGTGGATTGGGTGGTGTCGAGCTGCTCGGCGATCTGCTTGAGGCGCAGGCCGTCGAAGGTGTTGCCCTGGAGAATCCAGAGCAGGCGGATGGCCCGACGGGCGGACTGCTTTTGCTCAGGGGCGGCCATGGTCGGTACCTCCCTGCAGGGCCTTGAGCTTCTTGGCGAGCAGGTGCTCGACCAGGTCGGCAAAGGGCTTGGCATCGGCCTCGCTGATGTCGATCTCGCCGTAGTTGGTCTCGATGCGAAAGCCGCGGCGCATGTCCGGCACCTTCTTGGCCAGGTCGTAGCTGATCCACTGTGGGTCGTGCATGGTCAAACCTCCTGAAAATCCAGCTCGGGCTGGGCATGCTTCTCGACATTGCGGTGGTGCCAGGCCAGCCCTTCCGTGGCCTGCTGGATCGCCGCCAGGGTGTCGTGGGCTTCGGCCTTGCCGCCATGGAACTGGAGCAGTTGGCCAACGGCGGTGGTGAGCACCGTCTGCAGCTCCTGCATGTCGGCTGCGGTGGCAATGCGGCCCGTGGGGATGTCGATCAGCAGCCGGCCGGAACTGGCGGCCAGCCAGCGGGTCACGTAGTCGATGCCGCAGGCTGCCTCGTAGGGGCGGATCAGGTTGGCGGGGATGCGGCCGGTCTGAATCCACTTGTAGACGGTCCAGTGGTCCGTCAGCCCCATCCGCTCGGCAATGCGCTCCACGGAAAGGTTGTGCCGCGCCTTCGCGTAGTCCTTGCACAGCTCAAGGGCGTTGCGCAGCGAGGTCGGCTGGGCGCGTTTCCAATTGCGCGTGGTCATTGGAATGCCCTCCCGCCCAGGGGCTCCAAACAAATCCCGGTTTTGCATCTGTCGTAACGGATTTGCAGCCGATACGATGAAAAGCAGATAATTCGAGAGTTGGAGGAAGTGATGGCGGACCCGGATTTCAACGAGCTGGCGGCGCGGGTCGATGCGGTGGGGCACACGTTGCTGTTCCTCATTGCCGAACTGGAGCTGCAAGGTGCGGTTGATGGGCCGAAGCTGTCCCAGACGTTGCGGCGCTTCGGGCATGACCGAGGGCGACACCCTGGCCTTGAGCGGTGCGGCCAGGTGATGCAGGAGCTGGCGCAGCGGCTGGATACGGCGCGAGCGTCCCGATGACCGGGGCGTCTGCCATAAAACCGAATGCGTTGTAGAGGCTCATGGCGCAACCTTCATGATGAAAGGGTGGTATGGAGCGGGAAGAAGCCGAAGCACTCATTGGGACGTGTCTTGAGGCGGTTTATGAGCAGTACGTGCAGCCCCTGACATTGGCGCTTGGGACTCTGACTGCGGCGGCATGCCAGGATCAGGACTCAGCGCGGCAGATTGCGGCCGCTCTGCATCGGCAGGCTGAGAGCTGCCCGCCGGATGTGGTAGGACGCGAGCTGCTGCTATCGCTTGCCGAGCTAGCTGGCGGGCCGTCTTCACCTGATCCAAACGCTGTTCAAGACGCGCTGCGTAGATCGTTGCGGCTGATTCCTGGGGGTCGGCCATCAAACGACTAGCAAGGTGGTCATACGTCCAGTTGCACATGGCAGGTCTTATGCAGCGCGACGTTCATGACCAGTCCGGCGTTCACCGGCGGCATGGTTGTCCAGGGCCTTGGCGGGATCGGTGCAGATCACGCCATCCTTGATGCCGAGCTTGACGGCGATGTTGTGGGCCTGGCCCCGGACGCACTTCTTGCGGCCGCCCAAAACCTCGAACACCAGGTTGGTGGAAAAGCCATTGGCGATGGCCCATTGCGAGATGGAAACGCCCTGACGCTTCAGCTCGGCGCGGGCTTCGTCGGCAGTACGTAGGTTCATGCGGTGCTCCTTCGGGGGCGGGCACTTTGGCGAGTGCCGGTTAAATTGCCGTTCGTGGTTGGACGGTGTGAGTTAATTATGGGACCGATTGGGTACATCGTCAAGCACCCAAGTGGGGATTTATGGGCGATCTTGATCTGGCTGCAATTGGTGAACGGCTACGTGCTGTTCGTGGGCGCCTGACTCAATCGGCATTTGCCGAGCGACTCGGGATTGAGCGCAAAACAGTTGGCCGCTATGAGGCAGGGGAACGGGCACCAGATGCCCTCGCACTGCTTCGGCTGATGACCGAATTTGGAGCCGACCCTGCTTGGGTACTTACGGGCTCTGGCCCAGGGCCGCAGATGACTGAAGACGAGCGTGAGCTGATCGCGCTCTACCGGACGGCGCCGCTTGCCGGAAAGATGGCCGCCGTAGGTGCTCTGCAAGGGGCTGTGGGCGCCAGCCAACCCAAGGCGAAGCAGGTCTTCCACGGGGAGGTTGGCCAGGTGGTCGAGGGCGGCCTGAAGAACACCAAGCCGGTTACCTTCAACGTTGGCGGGAGGAAGAAGAAGGGTGAGTGAGAGCGATACCGAGAAGATCCAGCAGACCTTCCATGGCCCGGTTGGCCAAGTAGCGGGCGGAGATATCGTCGAACACCACAGCCACTACTACGACGGTGGCCGCGAGCTGACCAAGCAGGAACGCAGCGAGCTGAATGCCAAGGTCAATAAGCTGGAAGCCGAGTACGACGAGCCCGGCTGGAAGACCTGGAGGTTTTTGCATCGCACGATTGGCATCAAGAGCATCGAAGCCATGCGCCTCGGTCAGCGCGATAGTGCCCATGCCATCCTTGATCTATTGCTTGAGAACGCCTCGCTGCAGAGCAAGGCGGGTAGCGCACGCGATCTGGCCGACGTGGCTATCCAGAACAGCAACCTGACGGCGCAACTGAAAGAGTGGAAGGGAAAGTGTGGCCGACTGGAGCGCATGCTGGGTGAAGAGGTCCACCGCACCTCAGCCCTGCGAATTCAGCTGGAGCAAACCTCTGCCCTGGTGTCGACGCATGCTGGCCGCTTCCAGGCGCTGGAAGGCGGGTTGATCGCCGCAATAAAGAAAGCACGCCGACGCCTACGCGTCTCCCTACTGCTCGGACTGGTCGCCGTGGCGGGGGCAGCCTTTGCCTACACACAGAACGAGCGGGCCAAAACGGCCGAGGCCCGACTGGGTGGTTGCACCTATGCAGGCAAGCCCTACGCCATCGGCAGCGTCCTACCCGGGAACCCCAACAGGGAATGCGTCCGGACGAAAGAAGGCCGCCAGATCTGGCAGCCCGCTCAGCAGAAGCCGAAGCGGCCAGCAGCACCAAAATCGCCTCGGCCAGAATCGGGCCTGTAAGGCCGATTAGGCGGCCTAGAAAGCCGGATGCCGGTGAAGTTGGAGTGACGGGCTTTATAACGATTTAGACAGGCATTTCAGACAGGGAGGATGTGTAGTGGCAGATACCGATCAGCAGGGGGGAGACTGGATCGACCTGAAAGTCACCAGTGAAGCCGATGCCTTCAAACTTATCGAGAAGGCGCTGAACAAGGAATTGGGCTATCAGCCCTACCGCCTTTGCTTTGAGAACTGGCCTGTTCTCTCCATCAAGTTGGAAGGCGAAGGGTACGAGAGTACGATCACGCCCGATATGGCCGCCGCCCTGGTGGAATTGCAGCACGCCATGAACCGTACCTATGCGCGTCTCGTCCACCAATCAGCCAATGCGCGGGTGCTTTCGATTGAGGAGCGCGATTCCCTCAAGTTCAAAGCGAAGGTCGAGAAAGGTAGCTCCCTGGTAGAGGTCAACCTGGGGGAATGGGCAGAGAAACTCTCAACGGCACTGGTGGATAAGATGAGTCCTGAGCAAGTGGTCTTGTCGGTGGTGGGTGTTGCCGCCGTTGCCGGCGGAACCCTGGCTTACAAGTGGTATTTGCGCCACAAGAGCGAAGACAAGAAGGTCGAGGCGGAGATGCAGACGCGCGTTGCTCTGTCTGCCGAAGAAACGAAGCGCCACGAAATCTTGACCAAGGCGCTCACGGCCCGCCCCGAAATCGATCACGCCCGCCAATACTTCGATGCGGCCCGGACTGATGTCCTGAAGGGTGTAGCCGATGCCGATACTGTGACCGTTGCTGGTGTAAAGCTGGACAACGCGACTGCACATGCTGTGGCTAGGGCTAAGCGGTCGGAGTCCAAAGAGATTCAGGCCAACGGTAACTACCAGATCCTGCGGGTGGATTGGCACCAGGAAGGTGAGGCACGTTTCAAGGTACTCAACGTCGATACCAAGCGTGAGTTCATGGCATCGCTTATCGACGAGAGCCTTGAGCACGAACAGATCAAGCTCCTCCAGCAGGCCGAGTGGGAGCGCACCCAGGTTTATCTCTCCATCAACGCGACGGAACTGCGCGGTGAAATCACCACGGCAACCATTGTCGGGGTGACCCCGCACGCTGGAACGTGATTCCCTCCGGGGTAATTTCAGCCGACTGTAATTACCCCGGATTTGTTCACAAAGATCGCGGTGTGATAGCCTAAAAGCCGCTCCACCACAGCGTTTCAGCCGGAAACGCTTCCGCCTTATCCCTCCCGGGGCCGGTCGCCAAAATGGCGACCATGGACAACCCGAACGCCCCCAAGCCCCTCCAGATTTTCAAGCCCGGCCGCCATGTCGCCATGAGCGGCGCCGCGCTTGAATTCTCCGAATCGGATCTGCAGGCCTCGGCCAACGCATACGATCCGGCCAAGCACGAAGCCCCCATCGTCGTCGGCCACCCCAAGGCCGACGCCCCGGCCTATGGCTGGGTCAAGGGCCTGTCCTTCGCCGAGGGCGGCCTTGAGGCTGCGCCGCACCAGGTCAACCCCGACTTTGCCGAGCTGGTGGCTGCGGGCGCATTCAAGAAGATCTCCGCCAGCTTCTACTCCCCCAGTTCCCCGCAGAACCCCGTCCCCGGGGTCTATTACCTGCGCCACGTCGGCTTCCTGGGCGCCCAGCCTCCCGCCGTCAAAGGCATGCGTGCCCCGGAGTTCGCCGACGCCGAGGAAGGCGTGGTCGAGTTCGCCGACTGGGCCGACATGCAGAACGCCAGCCTGTGGCGCCGCATGCGCGAATGGCTCATCGGCCGCTTCGGCCTCGACGAGGCCGACCAGATCATCCCCCACTACGCCGTAGCCACCCTGGAAGAGGACGCCCGCCAGGAGGCGGCGGACGACTCCCAGGTGGTTGCTGCTCCCGCTTTTTCCGAGCAACCCACCCAGGAGACGACAGTGACCCCTGAACAAGCGGCCGCGCTTGCGACCGAAAACGAAACGCTCAAGAAGCAGCTGGCGGAATCCACCGCCCGGGACAAAGCCGCCCAGGCTGCCGCCCGCCATACCGACAACGCCGCCTTCGCCGAAGGGCTGATCAAGAACGGCAAGCTACTGCCCGTCCACAAGGACTTCATCGTCGCTTTCATGGACCACGTTGCCGCCGACACCGGGGTGATCGAGTTCGGCGAGGGCGAGGCCAAGCAGTCCAAGACCGGCATCGCCGGCCTCAAGGACTTCCTGGAACGCCTGCCCAAGGCCGTGGACTTCAGCGAAGTGGCCGGCCCCGGCGAGAAGTTTGTTGATACCGCTGACCCCGTTGCCCTGGCTGCCAAGGCTGTGGAATTCCAGGAAGCGGAAGCCAAGGCTGGTCGCAACATCACCATTGCCGAAGCCGTCGCCCGGCTGAGCAATCCCGACGAACAGTAAGGAGGAACTCCTGTGTCCAATCTCGGCATCGTCAAGAACTACGTGGCGGACGTCGCCATTTCGCCCTATCGCATCGTCAAGCCCGGTTCGGCGGATGGAAACGTCACCTTCGCTACCGGCCCCACCGACCTGCTGATCGGCGTTACCACGGAAGTGGGCCCCGCCGCCGGCGAACGCACGGATGTGGCCCACTCCGGTATCGCCTACGTGGAGGCCGGTGCTGCCATTCCCCGTGGTGCCCGCATCACGTCCGATACGCTCGGTCGAGGCATAGCCGCCGCTCCGGCGGCCGGCACCAACAACAGCGTCGTCGGTTCCACCCTGGAAACCGCTACTGCCGCCGGCGATGTCATCCGGGTGCTGCTCAGCCTCTCCACCCTCCAGGGCTAGGCGTTATCCAACTTTCCATAGGAGTTTCCCATGAAACTGACTCGCCCCATTTTCCTGCGCCTGGCGTGGGCCCTCTTCGTCGTCGTTGCGGCCCTGGTCGCCCATCATTTTGGCTTGGTCGGCCATGGTGCCGGTGGCGAAATGTTGGTCGGTATCGGCCTGAGTACCACGGCTTTCCCCGTGAGCCCGTCCCTCTCTGCCGTAGCTATCGGCTACCGGAATCCCGACATCGTTCTGATCGCCGATGAGGCACTCCCTCGGGTCCCGACGGCCAAGAAATTCTCTTACACAAAGTACGGTGCCGCTCAGGGCTTTACCGTACCCGATACCAAGGTTGGGCGCCGGTCCGAACCGAACATGGTCGATTTCGGCGGCACCTTGATCAATGATGAGGTCGAGGACCACGGCCTCGATGATCTCGTTCCCAACGACGACATCAAGGCCTGGGAAGACATGGCCAAACCTGCCAGTGGTGGCCCCATCGATCCCCGCGCCCTCTCCACCATGATGCTCACCAGTCTGGTCCAGTTGGACCGGGAGGTTCGCGTGGCCAACACGGTGTTCAATGCCGCCAACTATGTGGCTGCCAACCAGCAGACCCTGGGCGGGACGAGCCAGTGGAGCGATTACGCCAACTCCAATCCCCTCTATGCGCTGCTGACGGCCCTGGACTCGACGCTGGTGCGCCCCAATCAGATGAATATCGGCCAGGCGGCCTGGACCACGCTGCGCCAGCATCCCAAGATCGTTCAGGCCGTGTTCAAGACCCAGCAGGGTGCCGGCGTGGTTACTCGCCAGGCCCTTGCCGAACTCTTGGAGCTGGAGAAGATCAACGTCGGCCAGGCCTGGGTTAACACCGCCCGCAAGGGGCAGGCCCCCAACTATCAGCGTGCCTGGGGCAAGCATTGCTCCCTGACTTTCACCTCCCTCCAGGCGGCTCAGCTCGGGCAGCCCTGCTACGGCTTTACTGCCCAGTGGGGTACCCGCATCGCCGGTGCGCTTCCTGAACCTAAAGTCGGTCTGCGGGGCGGCGAGCGTGTCCGCTCCGGTGAGAGCGTCAAGGAAGTGATCAGTGCCCCCGATGCCGGCTATTTCTTCCAGAACGTCATCGGCTAACTGAATAACCACCAGCCCCGTGCCTAGCCCAGCCAGGAATTTCTCCTGGCTGGGTACGGAAAGCCCGAAACATAGGAGAGCCTCATGGCTAAGAATGACAAGTCGATTCCTGCCATCAGCGTCAAAGCGCTGGTTCCGATCAATTACGACGGCACCCTCTATGGCCCCGACCTGCCCGATGGCGACACCTTTGACTGCCGGGAGAACGACCTGCAGCAGCTGAAGGGTGTCAAGGCCATTGCGGAAATCGCTGCCGACCCGGCGCCGGCTGAGTAAGGATCACCGGCCATGCCCTACGCCACCCAGGCCGACATGATCGCCCGCTTCGGCGAGCGCGAGGTGATCGCCATCAGCGACCGCAACCTGACCGCCCAGGTCGATGCGGTCGTCCTGGCGGCGGCCATCGAGCAGGCCGGCGACGTGATCGATGCCCACCTGGGTGGCCGCTATGCCCTGCCGCTGGCCACCGTGCCCCGGCTGCTGGTGGGCGTGGCCTGCGACATCGCCCGCTACCAGCTTTGTGGTGCCGATGCCCAGGAGACCGAGCCGGCCCGCAACCGCTACAAGGACGCCATCCGCCTCCTGGAGCGGATCAAGGACGGCCACCTCTCTCTGGGGCTCGATCCGGCCAGCCAGCCGGTGGCCACCTCGGGCACGGTGCTGATCGTCAACGGCCGGCGCACCTTCGACCGCAATACCCTGGCGGACTACTGATGATCGCCCAGATCGAAGACGCCATCCTTGCCCGCCTGGCCGCCGCCAACGACGGCCGGCTCGGCTACAAGGTGGCCACCCTGGAAACCTATGGCGGCGAGTTCGACGACGACATCGCCCAGGTCGTGCGCAAGCTGCCCGGCATCTGGGTGGTCTATGCCGGCGGCGGCAAGCCGGTGCCCTGGGGGGCGAGCAAGACCAAATGGAAGATGCCCGCCACCTTCGCCGTCATGGTGGGGGCGCGCAGCGTGCGCAGCGAGCCATTCTCCCGGCGCGGCCTCACGGTTGGCGGCCAGGTCAAGGAACCTGGGGCATACCACATGCTGGAGGACGCCCGCCGCATCCTGCTCAACCAGGACTTCGGCCTGCCCATTGCCCGCTTCGAGCCGGGCGCGGTCAAGACCCTCTACAACCTGAAGTTGAACAACCTGGCCCTCTCGGTCTTCGCCCAGGAGTGGCACACCGCCTTCATCGTCGAGCCCGAAGCCGTCGAGGCCCTCGGCCCCAATGGCGTGGTGGCCGACGACTGGCTGCGCATCGGCCTCAACTACTACCTCCAGCCGGACGACGGAAAACCCGACGCGTCCGACCTCGTCACGCTGTCCTGACCGACCTAGGAGAACACCATGCTGGTCCTCGCCTGCACCGGATTGAAGGTGCCCAAGGAAGAAAAGCCCCGGGAGTACATCACCGACACGCCCCCGGAAGGCTTGCCCGGGTTTGAGGTTGCCGAGTCCGCCTACTACCTGCGCCGCATCGCCGAAGGCGACCTTGTCCAAGTGCAGCCCGGAACCGCTGCCAAGAAAGCCAAGGCGCCCCCCGCCGATGGCCCCACCGTCACTGCGTAACGGAGCACACCATGGCATCCGCAAACATTGCCTTCGACCAGATCCAGGCCAGCACCCGCAAGCCGGGCAAGTATTTTGAGTTCAACACCAAGCTGGCGGTGCGCACCCTGCCGGGCAACCTGCAGCGTGTGCTGGTGGTCGGTCAGAAGACCGCCGCCGGCATCCTCCCGGCCCTCTCGCCGGTGGATGTGTTTTCCGACGCCGAGGCTGCCCTCTACGCTGGCCGGGGCTCCATCGCCCACCTGCAGGTGCGGGCCGCGATCCGCGCCAACCCCTACCTGCAGATGACGCTAATTCTGCTCAATGACGACGCGGCCTCCCTGGCTGCCACCGGCACCGTCGCCATCTCCAACCCGGCCAGCGGCCCGGGCACACTGACCCTGGCCATCGGCAACGACTACGTCACCATCGCCATGGCCACCGGCGACAGCACCACCTCCATCGCCACCGGCTTGGCGGCCGCCATCAATGCCAAGGCCGACCTGCCGGTTACGGCGGCGGCCAGCCAGGCGACGGTGACTCTGACCGCCAAGAACAAGGGCACCCTGGGGAATTACATCCTCCTCAGCACCGCCGGCACCGGGCAGACCGGCGTGGTGGCCACCCTCACCGCAATGAGCGGCGGCGCCACCGACCCGGCCCTGGCGCCGGCCTTGGCCGCCATGTTCGGCGCCGGGCACAACGTGATCAACGTGCCCTACATCGACGCCACCTCGCTCACTGCCCTGCGCACCCACCTGACCAGTGTCAGCGGCCCCATGGAGCAGCGCGGCGCCTTTGCCGCCCTCGGCCACACCGGCACCCTGGCTCAGGCCATCACCCTGGCGGCAGCGCTGGACGATGGCCGCCAATCCCTGGCCCTGTTGCCGAAATCCGCCAGCCTGCCCTGGGAAGTGGGGGCCGCCTATGCCGCCGTGTGCGCCGGTGAAGAAGACCCGGCCCGCCCGCTCAACACCTTGGAGCTGACCGGCATCGCCCCGCCGCCGCTGGCCAGCCGCTTGGGGCGCACCGAGCAGGAGAACTGCCTCTACAACGGCGTCACCCCGTTGGAGGTGGGCCCCGGCGAGCGGGTGCAGATCGTGCGTGCCATCACCACCTACACCACGGACCCCCAGGGCATCGCCGACATCAGCCTGCTCGACCTGACCACCATCCGCACACTGGACTACGCCCGGACGGCCTACCGCACCCGCATCGCCCTGCGCTTCCCGCGGGAGAAGCTGTCGGAGCGGACCCCGCCCAAGGTGCGGGACCAGCTCCTGGACGTCTCCTACAAGCTCGAAGAGCTGGAAATCCTGGAGAACGTGGATGCCAACAAGGACGGCCACATCGTCGAGCGGGATCTGCAAGACCCCAACCGCCTCGATGCCCGCATCCCCACCGATGTCGTCAACGGCCTGCATGTATTCGCCGCCCGCATCGACCTGCTGCTGTAACCCTGCCACCTAGGAGAACGACATGGCATTGGAAGAATATCTCGGCGCCATCGTGATGGAAGTCGATGGCCAGGAGGTCGAGATCGAGAGCCTGGACGTCACGGTCAAGACCGGCCGCAAGCTGGTCAAGACCATGAACAAGACGGGTCGCGCCAAGGGGTTTTCCCGTGGCATCGAAGAGATCGACCTGAAGGTCACGGCGATCATTCCCCTGACCGGGGAGCCGGACTGGAAGAAGATCGAGGGCGCCCTGATCACCATCTATCCGGTGAGCAACGGCGGCAAGCGCACCAAGTACTACGACTGCTTCACCATCGACGTGGGCGCCAAGTACACGGTGGATGGCGAGGCCAAGCGTGACCTGACCATGGCTTCGTTACGGGAGGAAGTGGCATGAGCGATCTTCTCGCCCGTTTGAAGGCGGGCCGTTCGGCGCTGCGCCGGGTGACCGTGGGGAATGTCGAGCTGGGGCTGCGCGTGTTGTCCGAGCAGGATTATCTGGACGCCGGTCTTGCAGCCCAGGCCGCCATGGATCAGCGCAAGCTGGAACTGACCGTTGCCACTGCCGACCTGTTCGAGGACGAAAAGGCCAGCCAGCTGCTGCAACGGGCAGTGGTCGACCCGGACACGGGGAACCCCGTGGCGGCCTCGGCCCAGGCCTTGCGTGATGCACTCAGCCGCAGCGAACGCTCTTACCTGGTCGAAGCCTACCTGGAGCATGAAAAGCAGTTCTCGCCCAGTGAGGCCGCCCTGGGTGAGGCGGCCTTTGCTGAACTGCTGGAGGCGGTAAAAAAAACGCCAGAGAAAGCACTTTCGAACGTTTCAAGTACCGCCACGCTGAAAAGGCTTATTACTACTTTGGTCTGCCCGCCTGCCAACTAACGGGAGGGCAGTGGCTGTGGCTGCTGGGGATGGCGCTGGCGGAGGTGCCACAAAAGGGTGGCGGCGAGGGCGAGACCAAGCGCTACGTGGCGGCCCGCCGCACCAAGCCGGCGATGTAACGACACAGCGCCACGCTGCCATGCCACAGCACCAGCAGGCAGAAAACAAGCCCTTGCAGGGCATACCACAGGGCGCCGCCGACGATCAGCACGATACCGGCGAGCGCCCAGAAGAGCAGGCTCAGCCAGAAAAAATCGGTTGCGGCATCGGCGAGCGGGTCATGTTGAGTATTCATGATGAAAGGGTAGGTCGATGAGCGCCAACCTGCAACTGTTCTTGCGCCTCTCGGCCGATGGCAGCCCCCTATCCCGCGTGGTCAATCGCAGCGCTGCGGAGATGAAGGCCTTCGGCCGCACGGCCAGTGGTGCGTTTGCCAGCGCCGCCTCGGCCATGCAGCGCCTCAACGCGCAACTGAACGGATTCTCCAGCCTGACTCGAATGGCCATGGCCGGTGGCGGCTTGCTGTCGATGCGGGCTGGGATCAATGGGGCCGTCGAGCTGGAAAAAGCGATGCTCGGCGTCAAGGCCAACATCATGAGCGGCGTCGGGTCGGCGGCGGAGCTGACCAAGCAGTTGCAGGAGGTGCGAGCGACCGCACGCGACCTGTCGAAGCAGACCATTTTTTCCGATGCCGACATGGTCAATATCACCGGCCAGCTGCTCAAATCAGGCGTGCGTCTCCAGGATGTGCAAGGCAAGCACGGCGCCGCCTATGCCACGGCGGCCCTGGCGCAGTTGGGGGGGCTGGCGCCGGAGATCGCCGCGGCTCAGATCGGCTCCCTCGGCAACGCCTTCAGCTTCAAATCTCAGGAGCAATACAAGGCCTTGGCCGATCAGATCATACGGGTCGATGATGCCTCGGCGATGAAGTCGTCAGACATCCTGTACAACGCCCAGCTGGTCAGCGCTTCCGCGGCCCAGCTGAAGATCGACCCGAAACGCATGGTGGCGGCCCTGGGCTACCTGGACCCCCTCGGCAACATGGCCGGCACCAGCCTGAACCGCTTTATGGAAGGTCTTGCCGGTACCACCAAGCACAAGCGTGCGGCCCTGCAGGAATCCGGCCTCAACTATTGGCAGAAGAATGCCGATGGTACTGAAACGCTCAAGGACTTCGGTGAGGTCATCGAGATGACGCGCCAGAAGTTCCAGTCGCTCAAGAGCGACAAGGACAAAATTCGGCTGGGGCATCTGCTGTTCGGCGAGGAAGGGGGACGGGCTGCCGCCTTCTTTTCGGCCAAGGAAACATCCTTCGCTGAGTTTGAGGCCCAGGTGGAAAAGTCGGCCTCAGCGGCTGACAAGCTCAAGGTGAATATGGAGGGGCTGGGCGCCCAGTTCGACCGTCTGAAAAACAGCACCTTCGCCGAGCTGGAGAAAGGAGCGCCGATGAAGGCCAGTGGGTATCTGGTCGGCGGCCTGGCGGACCTGGTCGAAAATGGCCATCTCGGGCAACTCATCGTCGGCGGGGTCGGCGCGCTGATCGCTGGCCGGCTGGGCTGGAAACAGCTTCATTCCCCCGGGGGCATCACCGGCCGCGCCGGAGCGGCTGCCGGGTCGGCGCAGCCGGTGTTTGTGACCAACTGGCCCGGCGGTAGTCCGGGGGCGCCTGGAGTCGGCAGTGGCCGTTCGGCCCCGGGTGGCCGAACCGACCCCTTGCTGCTGCCCCAGGCCACCCCGGGCAAGTGGCAAACCCGCGGCGCACGGTTTGGTAATGGTGCAAAAACATCGGCGGCTACCGGAGGGGCGGTAGCCGTTGTGACCGGTGCCATGGACGTGGTCGCTATCCGCAACAACGATGAACTGAACGATACCCAGAAGAATGCCCAGACGGGGCGGGTGGTGGCCGGAACGGCCGGCGCCGCCGCCGGGGCGGCCATCGGCGGTGGCGTAGGTGCCTTGTTTGGCGGCTTTGGGGCCATTCCCGGGGCCTTGATCGGTGGCGCCATCGGTCAGGCCGTAGGGGAATGGCTGGTCAAGGACGATGTGGCGGCCGCCATGGGGCGCGGCGACGAGGAAATCGAGTTGATGCGGCAGCAACTCGAAGCCATGAAGGATCTTTGTCGCCGGCCAGTGCAGGTCAGCATCAACGGCCGTGAGGTAAGTGCCACGGTCAATGAGGACAACAGCCGCCAGGCCCGCCGTCATTAATGTCAGAGTCCCCAACTGGGGGTAAGGGCGGAAACGCTTCCGCCTTAATCGCCCTCGTGCGCGCGCGTAGCCTGCGCACATGGCTTGGAAAGACACTCTCCTCGATTGCTCCTACAAGGGCTTTGTTTTCGACATCCGCAATGTCGATGACACGGCCGTTCGCGCTACGGCCGAGCATGCCTACCCCTATGTCGACGGGGCAGACATCGAGGATCTTGGGGCTGGCCCCATTGTGGTCTCCGTCGAGGCGCTATTCTGGGGCAGCGACTACGAGCAGCGCCTGCAGCAGTTTCTCAAGGTGCTGGCCCAGCCTGGCCCCGGTGAGCTGATCCACCCCGTTTTCGGCTCCATCAAGAACGCCCTCTGGCGCAATCGCCGCATTCGGCACCAAGCCGATGACGTGGATCAATGCCTGGTGTCGCTGGAGTTCGTTGCATCCACGCCATCCAACCCCTTCTTCGACCGCACGCTTCCTTCTCAGAAGGTTGGCGCCATCAGCCAGCGTAGCGGCATCGCCAAGAACGCCCTGGCCAATGCCCTGGGTAACGCCATCGACACCCTGCGCAACGCCAGCCCTCTGGCGAGCCTCAACAGCCTGCGCCAATCGATGCTCGGCCCCGTCCTGGCGACCTTCTCCCAGGTGCAGGGCGTGGTGCTCTCCGGCATGGACGTGGTCAATTTCCCCCGGGCCTGGGCCCACGATATTTCGTCCATTGCCGACGGCATCCTCAATCTCAAGGACTTCGGTTCCAACTTGATGGGGGACTGGGCATCGGTGGGGAATGTCTTCAGCCTCTTCGATGGCTTTGGCAGCAGCGGGAGCAAGAACACCGGGACTGGCGGGAGTGGCAATGCCGCCACGGCACAGATCCTCCCGGGCGCTTCGCCCACCGAGAGCCAGGCGGTAGCCGCCACCCAAGCCCACGTGACCGCCGCAACTGCATTGGGTGTGGCTGATGCTGCCAGCCTGGTGCTGACGGCCGAGGCCGACCCCGAGCATGGCCTGACCCTGTCCCCCGTCGAGATCGAGAGCGTGGTCGGCGACGCCAGAACCCGCATCGAGGGTGCCATCGAAGCCGTCCGGGCCATCTACCCGCTGGAGACGGCCCGGACAATTACCGAGCCGATGAAGGACTTGGCACTGGCGCTGCAAGACGCCGCGCAAGCCATCATCGAAGCCCGTCCGCCGCTCGTCCAGAAGGCCGTTGAGGCGCCGGGCAACCTGCGCCTGCTGGCCCATCGCTGGTACGGCGATCACAACCGCGCCACCGAGCTGGCACGCCTCAATCCAGACCTTCGCTTGCCCAACGCCATGCAAGCAGGAGATGTGCTCAATGCCTACGCCGTCTGACCACAAGGTGCAGCTGCTGGTGGGAGGTCAGTTCCACGAGGACTGGGAGTCCTACGAAGTGGATTCGGATTTGCTCATACCGGCTGATGCCTGGCGTGTCACTCTGGGGTTGCGTGATGGCCGACTGCCACCGACGGTGAGTGAGGGTGCAGCAGTCGAGGTGCGAGTCGGCAGCGAGCGGGTCATGACCGGGCGTATTGATGATTTGACCCACCGGGTGAGCAAGTACGAGCACAGCTTTTCGCTCTCGGGCCGGGACAAAGCGGCAGACTTGGTGGACTGCTCGGCGCCCATCTTTTCGGCCCGGCAGGTGACTCTGGGGGAGATCGCGGCGAAATTGACCCGTGAGTTTGGCATCGCTCAGCCGCGTATTGCCGCCGATAGCACCCGCATCCGCGAAAAGGTCAGCGTAGAGCCTGGGGATACAGCCTGGGATGCCTTGGTCAATGCAGCCGAGGCCAATGGCCTATGGCCCTGGTTTGCACCAGACGGAACCCTGGTCATTGGAGGCCCGGATTATTCCACCCCGCCGGTAGCTACCCTCATCCTGCGCCGCGACGGCAAGGGCAACAATGTTGAGTCACTGGAGGAGCATCGCTCCATCGCCGAACGGTACTCGCACCTGACTGTACTCGGGCAGACCCACGGCACGTCCCACGAAGAAGGTCGGAACGCCATCGGCGCGACCTTCAAGGACACCGAAATGGCAGCCATTGCCTACCGGCCAAAAATCGTGGTGGACCACGAATCCGACAACGCCGGCGTGGCTCAGGATCGTGCGCGCAAGCTGATCGCCGACGCCCGGTTGAAGGGCTTTATGTTGACGGCCACGGTCAAGGGCCACCGTATCGTCGCGCCGAATCAGCCGAGCGACGGCCAACTGTGGTCACCTGGCTGTCGCGTCCAGGTGTTGTCTGAGCCTCACGGCCTGGATGGGGTGTTCTTTCTGATCGGCCGACGCTTCACTGGTGGCCGCCAGGCCGGCGCCCAGACCGAACTACGCCTTGTCCGGGACGGGGTATGGGTACTCGATGCCCATCCTCACAAGCGCCTGCACCGCCGCGGCAAGAACTGGATCGCCCCGGGTGGTGACAGCGGTGGGGAGACACAATGATCGCCACCATCGATACCCGCATTCGTCGTGCCCTGGGCGCCATCCGCCAGGCCTTCCGCGGCCGCGGCGGCGCAATCGACACAACGGCGCCAGTGCAGCTTATCGACGGCGAGGGGCTGGCGGGCGAGCCGATCCGCGGCGCCGAGCTGATGCAGCACTATGGCTTCACAAGCACCCCGCCTTCCGGGTTCATGTACGTTGCGGTGCCCGTAGGCGGCAAGACCAGCCACGCCATCGTCGTGGCCACCGAGCATGGCACATACCGCCTTAAGGGCCTCAAGACGGGCGAAGTGGCCATCTATACAGACGAGGGCGACAGCATCGTCATGAAGCGGGGCCGGCTGATCGAGGTCACTACCGAGACCTACCGGGTCAACGCCGCCAAGGCCATCGAATTCAACGCCCCGGCCATCACCGGCAACGCCACCGGGTCGGTGGCCTTCAATACCCCCGAGGTCACCGCCAGCGCCGTTGTCACGGCGCAGGGCCAGATCAACGGCAACGGGGGTATGGCGATCAAGGGGGGCAAGGGTTCCACATTCGCAGGCGACGTAACGCAGACCAGCGGATCGTTCAGTACCGACGGCGACGTCCGGATCGCCGGCAAGTCGCAGTTGCATCACCGTCACCCCGAGACGGGTTCCATCACCGGGGAGCAGTCATGAGCGACGCCCTGATCGACTCCAGCGCCCGGGATTACATCCTGGTCGGCGGTCTGCCGCAGCGCGACCCGGCGGCCGGCCTGGCCAACGCGGTCTATCTGCGCCTGACGACGCCTCTGGGCAGCTATTGGGCCGACCCCAGCCTTGGCAGCCGTTTGCACGAACTGCAACGCGAGAAGGACAAGACCCGCGTGGCCCTTCTGGCCAGGCAGTACGCCGAGCAGGCGCTTGAGCCGCTGATTGCCGATGGACGGGCCAGCGACATCGAGGTCAGCACCGAACAACCCGGCAATGGCTGGCTGCATCTTCTCATCGAAGTCGCTGCGGCCACCGGCGAACGCTTGACGTTCAAGCACCCCGTCACCGTCCTGTGAGGCCCGTGAATCCATGCCGTATGTAACGCCCGACTACCAGGCCATCCGTGACGGAATCCTGCGCGACATCCGCAACCAGTGGCCGGGGGCCAACGTCGCCAGTGACGGCGACTATGCCGTCCGCGCAAATGCGAACGGGGCCGCCATCGAGGGGATTTACCAGCACCAGCAGTGGATCGCCCGCCAGATCCTGCCCGACACGTGCGACCCTGACTGGTTGGAGCGCCACGCCAGTATGCGCGGCCTGAGCTTGAAGCGTGCCACCGCCGCCAACGGTTCCATCATCGTCCGGGGTACCCCGGGAATGCCGGTGCCGATTGGTACCGAGGGGAGCTATCTCGGGTTGGGATTCGTGAGCACGGCCGCGGGCGTCATCGGCGCAGATGGCACGGCCAGCATTGCTGCCCAGGCCAAGCAGACTGGTACCGCCAGCAACCTGGCCGCCGGCGTGCCCCTGACCCTGACCTCGGCGCCATCCGGGGTGCTATCCATGGCCACTATCAGCACCATGAGCGGCGGCACGGATCTCGAAACCTATCCCTCGCTCCTCGCACGGCTGCTCTTCGTTCTGCGCAACCCGCCCTGTGGCGGCGCCGCCCACGATTACTACACCTGGGCGATGAACGTGCCCGGGGTGACCGCCGCCTACGTCTATCCCAACCGGCGCGGACTCGGCACCACGGACGTCATCATCCTCACCACCGGCGGTTTGCCCGACGCGACCCTGGTGGCCGCAGTCCAGAGCTACATCGACACTCAGCGCCCGGTGCAGGCCGATTTTCTGGCCTTCGGCCCGACCGCCGTGCCGGCCAACCCGACGGGAGTGCTTCTTCTCGCTCCTGGCTACACCCTGGCGAACGTCAGCGCCGCAATCGACACCGGAATGGATGCCTACTTCGCCACCTTGAAGCCCGGTGATACCGCCTACCTGAAGCGCCTGATCGGCATCGTTTCCAACACGCCCGGGGTGGTGGACTTCACCCTTGCGTCGCCTACCGGAAACGTTGCCGCCATTGTCGATGCCACTCATACCCAGCTGGCCACCCGGGGCGCCAGCAGCTGGTCATGAACCACGCCGACCTGCTCAAACTCCTGCTCCCGCCGGTGAGCCTTGACCCCAATGGCCCTGGCCTGGGGATCGAACTGGCGGCCGAGGGCAATGCCCTCGACCACGCCATTGGATCTGGTGACCAGCTTCTCCTGGAGGCCGACCCGCGCACCGCGGTAGCGCTGTTGCCCGACTGGGAACGGAACTACGGATTGCCCGAACAGCAGGTTGCCGCCCTGGGCATCACGCTGAGCTTCCAGGAGCGGCGGGCGGCACTCGTCACAAAGGTGACGATGCAGGGTGGCCAGAAGCCGGCTTTCTTCATCGCCCTGGCTGCCACCCTGGGCTACACGATCACGGTTACCGAGTGCGCCCCACATACCACCGAGTTCGACTCGGAACACCCGGTATACGACGAGGCTTACCGCTTCGTCTGGTACGTCAATGCAGCGCTCAACACCATCCGTGACCTGACCACTGAGGACGACAGCGAGATGGCCACCGCAATTTGGGGAAACGGCCTCCTGGAAGCTGTCATCAACCGCTACAAGCCTGCCCACACCCTAGCTCTGTTTTCCTACGCATAGGAGCCAAAAAATGCAACGCGTCAGACGTAATACGGCCATCGCCACCTTGCCCCCTCCGCCCGGAGGGGGCACGCCAGGTTTCTTCGCTGCGCCGAATCCTCAAGCCGGTCTTCCTGCCACCGTTCCTGGCTATGAGTGGTACAACAACGTGCAGGAAGAGCTTCTGGCGGTGATCGAAAGCCAGGGGTTGACCGCATCGGATACCGACCGGACCCAGCTCCGGCAGGCCATCCAGAAGATGATCAAGAGCGGTCAGCGATCTGTTGTCATCGGCGGTGCCGCGTTTGCAAATGGGGTGTCCACCGGACATGTCGTGTACTGGGACGCCGGCAATAGCTGCTTCGACAAGGCGCTCTCCAATGGCAGCACCAAACAGAACGCCGTTGGTGTAGCCGACGTCGCCAATTCCCAGGTCTACGCTTTCGGCGATGCGATTCTCTTTTCCGGCCTGACGCCAGGGGCGCGCTACTACCTTGATTCGGCCACCAGCGGTGCAATCACCACCGTCGCACCGGCCAATGGTGTCTATATCGGCATTGCCCGGACTGCGACCGAAATCTTCATCGACATCGACAGCCTCTATGTCCAGAGCAACCAGGCCAACAGCTGGACGATGGGCCAGTCGGGCATGCCCAAGGATCTGCCGGCCACCACCGGCACCATCGCACTGGATCTCGCTCAGTCGAACAACTGGAAGGGTACGGCGACTGGAACCATTGTGCTGGCCAACCCGGCAAGCATGCCGGCCGGTCAGTCCGGCGTGATCACGATTACCCAGGCGGTGGCCCCGGTCAGCATTGCATATGGCGCTTGGTGGAAGCCCGCCGATGGCGTGTCGCTTCCAGCACTGACCCAGACGGCCGGAGCGGTGGACGACCTCGTCTACTACGTCGAGAGCCCCAGCCGTATCGTCGTGGCCCGGATCGGAGGCGCAGCATGATTGTCCCCGGCAGCGCCAACTCCTTGCTGATGGCCAAGACCGGCGACCCGCTGGACGAGCTGGGCGTAGTTACCAGGTCGCTTCGTACTCGCTTGGCCGCTTCTTCCTATGTTTCTCGCACGCCTGGCGCTTCCGGGAATAAGTCGACCTGGACGGTGCGCGTTATCGTGAAGCGTGGAAAGCTTGGCACCCAGCAGGGCATTTTTGGCGCAAAGGGTGCGGCACAAGACACGATCCAGGTCTTCTTCGATAGCGACGACACGCTCAAGATCATCGGCACTGGGACGGGAGGCGGCGTCGGACTTGCGAAATATACGAGTCAGGTTTTCCGTGACACGGCCGCGACGCTCGACATCGTTATCGGAATTGATACGACCCAGGCGACCGCTGTAAATCGATTCTCGCTTGAGATCAACGGCAAGGCCATCACAAGCTTTGCGACAAGTACCGATCCAGCGCTCAACGATGCGTACCCTGTTAATGGGGTGAACGTTCATGTGTTTGGCGCGACAATTGGCACCCTTGGCGTCTATGTCTATTCCGATCAGCTCGTTTCTTTCCCGTCCATCATCGATGGGAAAAAGGTATCGGCAGCATCCTTTGGCCAGTTCCATCCGACCACTGGGCAATGGCGACCGAAGGGGAAGGCATCGGCCAAAGCGCTCGCGGATGGGGGCGGCACAAACAGCTGCTTCCTGCCGTTCGATGACCCGACAAACACGATCACGCTATGCGCCGATGCTTCGAGCAAAGGGAACAACTGGACGGCGAACAACATCAGCCTGACCGCCGGGGCGACGTATGACTCTATGCTGGATACGCCGACCGCGAACTATGCGACGCTGAATCCTCTAATCCCGGCCTCTCTCAATCCCGCCGTGCTTTCCAACGCCAACTTGTCTGCGGGTTTCACGGCGACGGCTCAGATCAATGCCTTTCTGAATATGCCGCTTCCGAAGTCTGGGTTGTGGAATTGGGAGGTGGAGTGCGTAACCGGCGGCACCCCTGTCGGCATTGCGGTCGGGGTGACCTCGCAGCCGAACGCCTCGGGACTGCTGGGTGATCCGAACGGATACAGCTACTACAACAGCACCGGCCAGAAGTACGCCGGAGCAACCGCCTCGGCATATGGGTCGGCATGGTACGGGGCATCAAGGGCCGACGTAATCACGGTGCTATACGACGCCGACGCCAGGGCGCTGTCGTTTAGGCTGAACGGCGTCTCCCAGGGCGTTGCCTTCACCTTGCCTGCTGGGGTTGATTGGTTCCCGATTGGCTCCCATACGTCCGGCACCAGCACGCACACTGAGAACTGGAACCTCGGTCAGCGGCCTTTGCTTTATCCCGTGGCAGGGGCCAAGGGCCTCTGCACTAAAAATCTGCCGCTTCCATCGATCCAAAATCCTGCTGCTGCTTTCGTCGCCGTGTCGGATAGCGGTGCAAACGTCCAGGCCACGCTGGCTGCCGCACGCCCCAGCTGGGGAGCCTACCTTGAGATATTCAAGCGCCGCGATGCAGTCGAGGGCTGGCGTTGGCGTTTCTCTGACGATGCGGCCAGCTGCCTCGACAGCAGTTCCACCGCAGCCAAGGCGGCATTTCCGGCATTGGCCGGCACGTCCTATGTCGGCTACGCCCTCAAGGTCTCAGCAATTAACGGGGTCGCCACAGGCACCTTTTCCCACATTAATGGCACCCCGGACACAATTTCCGACGGCCTCGGCAACGTGCGCAAGATGGTCTTCCTGAAGCGCACCGACGCCGCTGGGTCGTGGTTCGTCTATCACCCCGAGCTGACGGCCGGGAAGCTGTTGTATCTGGAACAACAAGTCGTTGAGACCACGGACGCGACGATCAGCAACGTGACGTCCTCCAGCTTTACCGTTGCTGCCGCACTATCGACTGGCACGTATCGCTGGCTTGCTCTTGCGGAAATTCCGGGCTTCTTGAAACTCGGCAAGCACATCGACAACGCAAGTGCCGATGGTCCGTTTGGAGCTGGGGATTCGCCTGTCGTTGCTCTGTTCAAGTACTCATCGGCCGGCACCTGCGACTGGATGGTTTACGACAGCACGCGCAACTCGTCCAACGCCGTAACTAACTCCCTACGGGCCAACTCGACGGCAGCAGAGGCAAGTCGCGCCGACATTGATCTGGTCTCGAATGGATACAAGGTCCGTTCGGCTGTCTCCACTTCCGACTCGATCAACTTCACGGGAGCAGGGGGAACGCACATCTACCTGTCTATTTCTGCCTTCCCGTTTCGCTACGCCAACGCCCGCTAGGAACCCTCATGCTCAAACAATACGGTATCCCCTTCACAATTCCCGCCGCCGGCTACGGCGTAGGTGACGATGGCCAGGTCTACCCCAGCGGAATGCCGGAAGGGGTGGAAGGCATCAACTACCCCGCCGGCACCGGCCCCCTCTTCACCGAGGCGGGCCGGGCCGAATTGGGCATTACCGAAGAAGCGCCCCCGCCCCGCCCGGATGACCGTTTCTACTGGGTAAATGGCCTTCGGCCGGATAACACCTGGGACGCCGCTCCTAAGGGCCTGGATGACCTGCGCAAGGTCGCCGCCGATCAGGTGAAGCAACAGCGCCAGGTAGCCCTGGACAGCTTCCCCAAGTCCTCCGGTATCGGCGAGGTGTATGCCGAGAACCTCAAGGCGGCCCAGGCGGTGCAGGCAGGCAATGGTGGAACGGTGACAATGCGCGACGGCTCGACGGCTGAAGCCTTCCTGGGCCACATGGCAGCGGGCATGGGAATCCCGGTACCGGCATTCGCCGAATACATCCTCGCCGAGAACACCGCCGCCGCAGTGAATGCGCGGGAGATCGAGGCCGAGTATGTGCGCCTGGTGTATTCCTTCATCCCGGCCTGTACCTTTGAACAGGTGCAGACGGTAGCGGATGAGTACCGGGCCTATTGCCAGGCGCGGACGGCCTGATATGAGCACCTTCACCACCCCCGCTGACTTGCGGATGCTCGACGACTACCGCTGGGAAGTGCTGGCCACCTTTGAGTACCACGTGGGCAGCTACCCCAGCGAGTCGGTCATCCGCGTCCCGGTGGGGGCGGTTACCGACCTGGCCACGGTTCCCCGAGTGCTGTGGGCGCTGTTCCCGCCCCATGGCCGCTATGCCAAGGCGGCCATCGTCCATGACTACCTCTACGACCAGGCCATAGGCAGCAAGGCATACGCCGACAGGACGTTCCTGGAGGCCATGGAGGTGCTGGGAGTGTCGCGTTTCACCCGGACGGTGATGTACTGGGCTGTCCGGCTGTTCGGTCGGGGGAACTACTGA